ACCGTTTACCAAAAGTGCAAAGTTTTCTTACTTCTTTACCCCAAACATCGTTTGTGCTTTTTGAAATTGCCGATAAAAGTGGGTTTACGTTGTTATCGAGTTGATGACTGATTGCATCTAAATATAATGATTTTAACGCACTATCTGCGTTTGTTAAATTAACTGCCATATTTTCTCCTTATTTTAATTATTAAGTAATTTTTTTGCGAGTTTTCCCGCTTCTTCAATTGTTGTTGGACGATTAACCGGTGTTTTCACGCCAACCCCAGCACCATCCATAATAATCGCACTTGGTTTTTTGCCAAGCACATCAAGTAAATATTCTTTTAAGAACTTTTCTTTATCTATCAAGGTTGTATCCACTTGATTTTGTGGCTGACTTTTTTGATTAGATAAAGCAGAGTTATTTTGTTCTGTTTTATCACCTTCAATCTTGCTTTCTAACTCTTTTATCTTCTGACAGCGTTTGGTAAACTCAGACTGTAAAGAATTATATGCACTTAAAAGTGCCCCCACATCTTTAAATTTTCCTAATGAGACTTCCCCTTTATCTTCGCCTTTACTAATCTCTGCCTCTGCAGTTTGCGTTTTTGGTGAAATTTGTTCATTTTTTATTTCTTCCATTTTAATTTTCTCCTGTTTCTATTTTTATCGCATCTTTGTGCGCTTTTATATGTTTATAAAATCTTTGTTTTTTGTCTTTAGAAAGCGACGTATGCTCACTTAGTACATATCTCGTATGCTCATCTATATGAATTTCGTGGTCATCAATCTCATCAATTTCCACTTCTTTTGTCAACATAAAATCGTTTTCTTGTTGTGCTTTTTCTTCTTGAAGTCTTGCAAGCCCCTTTTGATAATCGAGTTCTTTATACCCCAAAAGCGACAATACCTTTTCTTTTGTGGCTGGGCGAAGTTTTCCGTTTTCATCGCTTAAAAGTCCACTTTGATATAGTTTGAAAATCATATCTTTCTTTTGAGTATTGGTGTATAAAAGTTCGTTTTCGTTATCGAGATAAACATCATCTGACTGAGTGCTTGACTTGTCCACATATAATATTTTTATCTTATTAAATTTATCTTCTGTTTTGATTGCCCTAATACCTGCCGAAAATTGTGAATATAGCCTTATCATTTGTTTGGAAACTTTTATATAACTATCTCTAATTTCTTCGGCTGACCTAAGAAGCCTTGAGTTATCTTGTTCGATTAAAATTTCTAATGCCGTACCACTTGATAGTGATGCGTTAGATGCACTTGAAGTTACATTACTAACCCCACTTACCACAACGAACTCGTTTAAAAGTTTGTCTTCTTCTTGGTTAAAGTCGGTTGGCATTGTCATATTAGCCATTATTTCTGGTGCCTTAGAACCTTGCCTATAAACGAGCACCTTCCCCGGTGAAAGTCCGTCTTGTGCTAAATCATCAACGTCCATAGAGCCGTCTTCTACCGTCATAATGCCCATAGATAACCTGTTTAGAAACTCGTGTTTTCTGTTCTTTACTGCGTTATACGCCCTTTGCACAGGAATAAGCCTTTCAACAACACTTACGCCAAAAAAACAGCCTGCTTGTTCAAACGAATCTTGTTTAACAAAAGGGTAACCCCTCGTTCCGTTTTCGCCATTTTTATAAGGCAAGTCGCCCACAAAAAGTAGTTTATCACCAGCAACCGTTATAAGCCTTCCGTTAGGAAACTGTTTTGTTGGCTTTTCATACCTTTCAATCACGGTAACGCCGTCATCTATAGTGGTATGGCTTTCTTGGTTAAACGACGATGATTTTTGCAAACTTTGAACGTCAAGTTTTTGACCTGCGACATCGACGCCATATAACTCTTTAACCCTTTCTGTACTCATTGCCCTTGCGTGAATAATACTTTGGCAATCATCGATATTTTCTGTGGTTAGAGAATCTGGGAAAATTTCAAATGGTGAAATTGCCACAACTTCAACATCCCCCTCATACACGTTTTTGCCATCGTTTGTTCCTATAAGGTTGCCACCATCGGCGTTCCAAATAACCTTATAAAAACTCGTGCCACAAGTTTCGCTCCACACAGTTGCCTTTTTTACAACTTCGTGAAGGCGTGTTTTCTTAAAAGCGTTTTCTAAAAGTTTTTCAGCAACGCTAGCCGACTCTACATCTTTATCATCATCTGTTTTTGGGCGAACAGAAACGGTTGGCGATATGTATGAAAACTTGGCAAGCCTTGTGTCGACAATAGGCGCTATATGGTTATACACGCCCCTACCTTGCCAATAAAATGTTTTGCCCTCTTCTAAGAGTTCTCCGTGCGCACTAACATCGCAATATTGATTGCCGTTAACAAAGTTTATGTTTAGTTCCCACTGCCTTTCATAAATAACCCTTTTTTCTTGTCTTTTCTTAAAATCAGCCTTAACATCTGCAATAAGGTCTTCTATGTACCTATCATTTTCTTGTTTTTTTATAACTGACTTTATTGAACTATTTCTCAATGTTTTTTCTCCTTAACTATTTTGAATTTCTTTTAGTAAGCAAAGCAACCTAACCTTTTCTTCGTATAGTTCTTGGTCGGTCATCTCGCTAGCATCTTTTTGAGTTTCATCAAGCAAAAACTTTAATGCACTCATATCGGGTGGCACATTTTTTGTTGTAACCTTTTTTTTGGAAAGTTTAATTTCTTCGCCATCACCCACGTATTCTTCAACCACTTCGGTTGCATCATAGCCGAGTGCCTTTTTGATTAGTGCTTGCTCCAAATCAATTTTATCTACCTGCTTTTTTCGTTTATTTCTTCCTTTCATTCATAATTTTTTTGATTAACCTTTCCTTATCCTTTTGAATTTCTGTCTTTATAGGTTTAGGGGGTGTGTTTTCTGGCTTTGTCATCAAATAATACCTAAGTTCATCTAGGGCGTGGTCATCAATTTTTTTAGGATTTTCGCCTTCGCTCCACCTGTATGTTTTTAGTTCTCTTATAAGGTTTGTGCAACAAGGGAATATATATAGTTTACTTCTTCCATCATTTACCTTTAGGTATTGCTTTACTCTTTGTATGCCACTAAACATATCCTTGTTAACCTTTGGGCTAGCAACTATTCCAAAATCATAAAAAAGTTCGGTAACGCTTTTAGAAGACGCAAGTGTTTTTTGGTTTGCTGCAGAGTCTATAAGGGTATGGTATCTCCCTTGATTATCAGCCTTCCAATTTAAAGCCCTGCTTATCTCTTTTATCCTATTTGAGTGATAACTAATGTCTTTTCCTGCTTCAAAATGCTCTGCCACGACATAGACGTTGCCGTCATAATCGACAGCATACCAATGTGCTGATAAAGGGTTGTTAAGTCCTGGGTCAATAGAAATTGTGTCCTGCCACTCACTTGGAATTTGTATTGGCTCCTTAAGAACGTGAATATTTTCATCAAACTCTGGATACACAAGCCCTTCGCTAGCCTTAAACCTGCCATACCTACGGCTATCGAGTTGGTCTTTTGAAAGGGTTTTTGTAAGAAGTTCAATCTCTTTTTTATCGAGATATGGGTTATCTTCCCACTCCATAAACTCGTGCCAAACTTCTGGGTTATTTTCTATATTGAGATAAATTTTATCATGGATAAAAGTTAGCCCTTTAAGTGGTGTCATAGTTCCAAAAATATCCCCACTCTTATCGAGAACACGCATACGGCACTCATCGTAAATATCTTCTGGTGGCTCTTCATCAAACCACACAAAGTCAAGCGAACTGCCTTGAAACTTTTCTCTACCTTGGTCGCACGACTTAAAGCCGATAACCGACACCCCACCGAACACGTTTTTAATGCGAATTTGGTCTATAACCCCATAGTCAAGGCTATCTCTTTTGCCACTAAGCATGGTTACATCTTGTATCCACGAAGGGTTAAGGTAAGATAAAATCTTCTTTTGTGCAACGTCTCTTTGAACTTGCTGAGAAAGCGAGACAACCCAGCCAAACACATTTTCTCTGTTCTCACGATACGGGTGGTTTCCCCTTGCCATATATATGCTTTCAACTGCCCCACACTCTGTTTTGCCACTTCTATTGCCACCGAACACCCACCTGTTCCTTTTTTGGCATTTGTGAAAGGCAAGTTGTTTTTGGTGCACCTTTTCGCCATTGTTATATTTTGCCAGCCTATCTTCGCCCTTTCTCCTTTTCTCTTCTTGTTCGATTTGCCTTATCCTTAAGATGATGTCTTTCATAATTCCCCCAAAAACTATCGACGGCGTTATAATACCAAACTTTTTTTATATGTAAAGGGGTGTATGACAAGGTTTAGAAAAAATTTGAAAATTTAAAAATATAAATGGTTAGTCAAAAATTTGACTAACCATTTTTTGTTATTGTTTTTGTTTTGTTAATTTTTTAGCCTTTTAATTATTCGGTAAAAATCTTAAACACTTTTTCAGGTGCGCGCTTTTTGTTTTCGTTCTTTAGCGTTTTTCCCTTTGTCGTTCTGCCTTCTATAGAAACGTCTTCGGTGTTGACGGTAAACGCCACGCCAAAAGTATCTATAACAGCAACGTCATAAGGCTCTTTTACATAACTTATAAACACAACGCTTGAGTCTTTTCCAAGTTCAACAACCTTTATGCCCTTTCTATATCTTGCAAGTGGTTCAAGTTCGGCAATTATAACTCTCTTATAAAAGCCTGCATCGGTAATTACTAGTGCTTCGCCTTCATCATCTACTTGGGAAACATAAACTATTTTATCGCCCTTGTTTAAGTTGATTCCCTTAACGCCACCAGCAACTCTGCCTTGAACAGGGATATCATCTTTAAGTGCATTTAATGCTAGACCATTTTTAGTTACATATAATATTGTAGTATCATTTTGGTCAAGTTCAACGCTCATAAGTTCATCGCCGTCTTTAAGTTTTATTGCTTGATAGCAAGGCTTTAATAGATTATATTCAGCCCACTCTGTCTTTTTAATTAAGCCGTTCTTTGTAAAGAATAATAGGTGTCCTTGTGGCAACGCCCCTTCATCAACGGCAAAGAAGGCGACAGGATATTCATTTCTTTGTGCTTCTTTTGAAACTTCAGTGAACTTGCTTCCTTTATCCCTATACCTACACTCTGGCGCAATTTCCATATCTATCTTATGGCAATTTCCAAGGTTAGTAAATGCTAAGAGCGTTTGGTTACTTCTTGCCTTTGTCTTAAACAAGATAAAGTCATCGCTATTAGCGTTTTCTTTTACCGACTTATCGCTCATCTTAAAGTTCTTTTCGGTCATTTTCTTGAACTTTTTGCCATTTGTAAAGGCAACAACAAAGTCATCTATTTGTTTTAGTTCTTTTTCAACGCTTTGAACTTCTATTTCATTGCCACCGATAACAATATTACTTCTTCTATCTTCAGCATACTTTTTCTTAATGGCAACGAGTTCGTGTTTTACAACCTGCATTTGTTTTGCCTTGCTTTGAACAATAGAAGTTAATTCATCGATTTTCTTTTTTAACTCTTTAAGTTCTTCTTCAAGTTTATATATTTCAAGTTTAGTAAGTCTTGCAAGTCTTAAATCTAAGATTGCGTTTGCTTGCGCTTCTGATAACTCAAATCTCTTTCTTAACTTTGCCCTTGCATCAGCCGTGTTTTCAGCACTCTTAATGATTTTTATAACTTCATCTATATTTTTAACGGCAACGATAAGCCCTTCTAAGATATGTGCCCTTTCCTTTGCCCTTTCTAAGTCAAACTTAGAGCGTCTTAAAACGACTTCTCTTTGATAGTTTACATAGTAACTTATAATGTCAATTAGTCCTAGTTGGCAAGGCTTTCCGTCTGCGATAGCCACCATGTTGATGTTATAACTTGTTTGCAAGTCTGTGTTCTTAAATAGGTATGCAAGAATTGCCTTTGCATCGACATCTTTTTTAAGTTTGATAAGCGCACGCATGCCATTTCTATCGGACTCATCAACAACATCGGCAATGCCACCTAATAGTTCTTTTCTTTCTTCTCTCATATCGGCAATCTTTTTAAGAAGTGTTGCCTTGTTCACTTGATAAGGAAGTTCACTAATAACTAGGTTTTGCTTATCACCCGTGTCCTTTTCGATATTAACCCTTGCTTTAATCTTGATTTTGCCACGACCGGTTTTATATGCTTCTTCTAAGTCACCATCGGCAATTATATAGCCACCTGTTGGAAAGTCAGGCGCTTTTATATAATTCATCATTTCTTTTAATGAAATTTTAGGGTTATCAATATATGCCACAGTGCCATTGATAACTTCAACTAGGTTGTGTGGTGGAATTTTTGTGGCAAGTCCAACGGCAATGCCTTCTGCACCGTTTACAAGTAGGTTTGGATATCTACCAGGCAAGGTGTCTGGTTCTTCTAATTCATCTGAAAAGTTAAGACTAAAGTTAACCGTGTCTTTATCGATATCTTTTAAGAGTTCTAAAGCAAGTTCTTCAAGCCTTGCTTCTGTGTATCTATATGCGGCAGCCGAGTCACCGTCAATCGTACCGAAGTTACCTTGTCCATCGATAAGTGGCATGCGCATATTAAAGTCTTGCGCAAGGTGAACTATAGCGCCATATACCGAACTATCGCCGTGTGGGTGGTATTTACCCAAAACTTCACCGACGATTTTAGCGCACTTTTTGTGTGGCTTGTCGTGGGTTAAACCCATTTCGTACATAGCGTATAAAATACGCCTTTGAACAGGCTTTAAGCCATCTTCTACCCTTGGCAAAGCACGGTCTAAAATAACGCTTTCTGCATAAGGTATCATTGAATTTTTCAAAACTTCATCGAGTGATGAAAAGATTATTCCCTTTTGATTTTCCATAACTTACCTCACCCCTTTAGTCACGCTTAATTTTTGCAAACTTGTCTTCTTTGTTAAAGTTTGCGTGTTCAAAAATATATTTCTTTCTCTCACCAACTTCATCGCCCATAAGCACTGTGATAAGCCTGTCGGCTTCGGCAGCATCTTCAATGGTCACTTGCATAAGTGAACGAGTTTCTGGGTTCATTGTAGTATCCCAAAGTTGCGCTGGATTCATTTCGCCAAGACCTTTATAGCGTTGCAAGGTGTAACCTTTGCCAACCTTTGCAATCTTTTCGGCAAGTTCTTTATCATCATAAGCATATTCCTCGTTGTTGCCTTTATGCACCTTGTATAGTGGTGGCATACCGATGTAAATATGCCCTGCTTGAACGAGTTCACGCATATATCTAAAGAAGAAAGTTAATAGTATTGCTCTAATGTGCGCACCGTCTTGGTCGGCATCGGAAAGAATAATAACTTTGTGATATTTTAAGTCTTCTATGTCAAAGTCAGCGCCTATACCTGTGCCAAGCGCACTGATTATCGTTCTAATCTCTTCGTTTTGTAAAATTTGGTCAAGTTTTTTCTTTTCAACGTTAAGTGGCTTGCCCCTTAGTGGTAAAATGGCTTGATAAGCACGCATTCTTGCTTGCTTTGCACTGCCACCAGCAGAGTCACCTTCAACTATAAATAATTCGTTTAATTCTGGCTTTCTTCCCGAACAAGATGAAAGTTTACCTACTAGACTTTGAACTTCTATGCTCTTTGATGCCCTTGCAATTTCCTTTGCCTTTTTGGCAGCAAGCCTAACCTTTGCAGCACCTAAAGCCTTTGCAATAATGGTGTCAAAAACCTTTAAGAGTTTTTTGTTTTTCATTAAAAGGTCAAGTTCACTGACAGTCACGCTTTCAACGGCAGGTCTTGCTTCTGGGTTTCCAAGTTTAGTTTTTGTTTGACCTTCAAACTGAACGTTTTGCATTTTAACCGAAACGATAGCCGTTAAGCCTTCTTTAAAGTCATCGCCAAGAAGATTATCGTCTTTTTCTTTTAGTATATTTCTTTCCCTTGCATAATCGTTAAGCGAACGAGTTAGTCCCGACCTAAAGCCCGTTTCGTGCATACCACCTTCGCCCGTTGGGATATTGTTTACATAAGAATAAACGCTATCGGTATAGGCATCGGTGTGCTGAATTGCAATTTCTATATTGATGTTATCCTTTGTGCCACAAAAGAAAAGTGGTTCAGCATAAAGAGAAGACTTGCCTTCGTTTAAGTATTTTACAAAGTCAATAATACCACCATCATATTTATAAGTTCTCGAAAAGTCTGTATGCTCATCATAGAACTTAATTTCTAAGCCCTTGTTTAAAAACGCAAGTTCTTTTAGTCTTTTAAGAATTGTTTCAACCGAAAACTCGGTTGTTTCAAAAACCCTTTTATCAGGCAAAAACCTAACAAAAGTTCCCTTCTTTTTGGTCTTTTCTTTGGTGTTTTTAAGTGGTGCTTTTGGAATGCCCGACTTAACCTTGCCACTTTTTTCATCTAGGAAACTATGAAAATCCATTTTATATATGGTATCTTTATAAACTTCAACGGTAAGCCACTCTGAAAGTGCGTTAGTTACCGATGCACCAACGCCGTGTAGTCCCCCAGAATAACTATAGTTATCAGCATCGAACTTGCCACCTGCGTGAAGTTGAGTAAATACTACTTCTACCCCAGACACCCCTGCCTTAGAGTGAATATCGGTTGGAATTCCTCTGCCGTTATCTTCAACAGATGCAGAGCCGTCCTTATAAAGTTTAACTTCAATTTTATTAGCATAGCCGTTAGCCGCTTCGTCAACAGCGTTGTCAACTATTTCCCAAAGGATATGGTGAAGCCCTTTTACCCCTGTTGTGCCGATATACATACCAGGTCTAAGCCTAACTGCATCTAATCCTTCAAGTATTTTAATGTCTTCTGCCTTATAACTTGTTTTAGCCATTATTATTCTCCAAAAATTACCATAATCATTACTATTATACTATATATTGTGTTTTTTTTCAAGTTCTAAACTCAATTTTTTTATTTTTGCCTTGCAACTATATAAAAAAATTTTGATTTATTTATAGTATATTTATCCATAAAAACAATAAAATCTTAAAAATTTTTTATATATTGTTGCACAAATACTTTGACTTTGCTATAATAAAAATATAAGGAGCGTTTAATTATGAAAATCTTAAAAAACATTGGCAGATATATTTTGCTCTTTTTCGAGTGCATATTCTATTTAATAGGCACTATCTTTGCCGTTAACTTTTTATTAGACCTTTTTGACTCAAAGAAAAAATAATTTTTATATTTTAATACCAAAAAAGACCTATTTTTCAATAGGTCTTTTTTTGTTTTTATTTCTTTTTTGGTTTAGTATTTCTTTCGTAGAAAATGCCGTTAGAATAGCCTTGAATTTGTTTGTTTTCTCTAGCATCTAAAAGCCTTTTTTCGCCCCAAGCACAGTATAATAGGTTTTGTTCGATATTTATAAAGTTTCTATCTAGTTTTTTTGCTACAACCCCCGTTGTGCCACTGCCTGCAAAGATATCTAACACTAAATCGCCTTTATTTGAACTTGCGAGTATTAGTTTTGCAATAAGTTTTTCTGGTTTTTGTGTTGGGTGGGCTGTGTTTTCTGGCATTGACCAATAAGGCACTGCTATATCATCCCAAAAGTTTGATGGACAGGTATAGCGATATTTTCCGTTTTCATCTTCAAGCCAATCTTTAGGTTTGCCGTTCTCTTTATATGGTGCAATAACCTTTTTCTTTTGCTTAACAGCATCTAGATTAAATGTATAATCATCGCTAACGGTAGCAAAGAAGATATCTTCCATTGAGTTTTTCCAATTAGATTTAGCACCCCTACCCTTTTCTCTTTGCCAAGTAATTCTATTCCTTAAAATAAAGTTATTTTCCAAAACCTGACCGATAGAAAGTGCACTTTTCCAATCGCAACACACGTAAATAGATGCTGTTTTTTTGAGTTTTTTCTTGACTGCATTTATCCACTTCTCAGTGTAATCAGCATACTTTTCGGTTGAACTTTTCTTAAAGCCGTTGCCGTGAAAGTCTTTATCTAGGTTGTATGGTGGGTCAACGATAAGAAGGTCTATACTGTCATCTGGCATTTTTTCTAAAACCTTAAAGGTATCGCCACAAATGGTGCAATTTATGCTTTTACCATCATAGCAATCTTCTTTTATAACCCTACTTACATATTCTTGTCCGTTATCTAACGAAAAATCTATTGTTTTATTTCTCTCTGATTTCATAATTATTTTTGATAAAGTTTTGCCCAAGCATCTGCCTTTTGAACAAGGTCAGCGTTACTTGAAGTCTTTTTTAGCATTTCTATTAAGTTATCTATTATATCGTTTTTGCCTTTTAAAATGTTTCTTAGTTTATAAACTGCATCGAGTTCGCTTTGGCTAAGCAAAAGTTCTTCCTTTCTTGTGCCAGACTTGTTTATGTCTATTGCTGGGAAAACTCTTTTTTCGCTAAGTTCTCTCGACAAATGAATTTCCATATTGCTTGTGCCTT